GCGAAGTCCTTGGTGGAGAGCAACACGTTCTTGTCGCGGATGGCCTGGATGTCCATCCAGGTCCGAGAGGTACGATTGCAATACCAGGCCTGACGAGTGCCCATCTGCGGATCGGTCGGAGCATCGCTTTCGGTGATGCCGGAACCGCGGCGGGTCGAGGTCGGGAACCGGGTCACAGCCTGCGACATCAGCACGAACAGGTCAGGCGGGCTGACGCCCTTGAGGCCGCTGGTGGTGGTGTCAATGTTGCAGATGCGAACGCCGAAACGCCAATCCTTGACGCACAGGCCCATCTTGGCCTGAAACAGCGAGGTGTAGGCTTCGAAGCGGTTGCCGCTGCTGTCATAGGCCGGCACCATGTCGCCGAGGTCTTTGTACTGGAGACCGGACGGCGAACCCTTGGGGAAGATGCCGAAGATGCTATGGTCGCCCCAGCCAATGCCCCAGATCGAGGTGTTGGCAGAGCCGGTGCCACCAGCGTCAAACACGTTGGCAGCCGAGAGGGCGGTCGAGGTGCTGACGGTGTTATACCGCGGGGCCAGGCCGGTAAACTGCGTCGGCTTGGTGGCCTCGTTGCTGTAGACTAGCGCGGAGCTGATCTGCTGCGACAGGCCTTCAACGTGGCTCATGTCTTCGCCGTAGCGGAAGGCGCGAACGTCGCCGTTGAGGTCGGCGATACTCTTGTCCACGATGCTGTAATCGACGAGTTCGCCGATGGAATCCTGGAACTGAGCCGTCAGCGACTTGCTCGACGCCACGCCCTGGTTGGCGCCGCGCCACACGCCCTGGGGCAGGCCGACGCGAACGGTGGTCTTGTGGCCGAGGGGCAGGTTGCCCTCCTGCCAGATGATGTCCTTGAGCATCAGGTTGCACTGGGACAGCAACTCGGCGATGACGGCCGGCTTGCCGCTGGGATCAGCCCGGCGCGCCCAATCAACAATCGAAGGGAGAACGTTGGTCGACATGGTGAGGCTCCGTTTGGGATGGCGCTATGCGCCGATTGGTCAGCCCGGCCCGTAAAGGGTATCCAGGCGGGATTTGGTTTGAGGGGCAGACGCGCCGGCAGGGACGGCTTTACTGTCCTCGTGCAAGAATTGCTTGCCAAGGCGAGCGAAGAACCGAACCATTACCGGGTTATTTCCCCAGCCTGTTTTGTCCATTAGCTGGCGGAACTCCGCGCGCTCGGTCTCATTGCCGCAGAACGGGGCATTGAGGAATCCGATTGCATCACTGAGGACAGTCTGTGAATCCTTTGCGCCAAGGATTTCCTGTCGCCATGACTGCTGCGTGTCTTGCCAATGCTTCTGGTAGTGAGCGTTGACGGACTCGACGGCCTGCTGAACCTGCTGGACGTGCATGTCCACCAGTTTCTGCCCTAGTTCCTGCGGTGCCTTGAACTCGGCGAGGAGCGAGGTGTATTCACCAAGCGTTTCGTCTTTGAACGCTAAACCCTCCGGGAGAACGAAGGGGTCGTAATGCGGATCCTCAACCGGAGCCTCTTCGGTCTGGGTCTTGTCTTCCGCGCCCTCAACGACCTCTGCCGCCTCGGGAACCTGGGCTTGCTGGCTGGCGTCAAGCGCCTCGCCTAGCACTGATGTCTCTGCCGGAGCGGCCTCTTGCGCAACGTCAGCAGTAACCGGAGCCTCGACAACAGCCGTGGCTTCCGCAGCAGCCGGAGCCGCTTCGGTATTGGTGTCGGTCATGTTTCCCCTTGCTCTGGATCAGACGCCGGATGGCGGCGCGAGGGGGCTGTCTTTGCGCTCCTCGGCCTCTTGAACCATCAGGGTGTAGGTAGCGGGAGCGGCCTTCATCACATCGCCCAGGAGCAGCAGGCCGATGTACCGCTTGCCCTCACGGAATGCGATGGACAGTGGACTGGCATCACGCTCGCAGAACGATGTGCGAAAGACCTCAGACTGCCGCAGAATGTCGTGGACCCATCGCCGTCCTTCACGGTCGGCCATAATCTTGGCAACGAACTCTAGCCTGAGTTTACGGCGGCGCCCGGCCTGCTTCTTGACCTTGTTGACGCTCTCAGGGTCAGCAGCATCAAACGACTGTTCCGCCTCTTCCTCGGCAGCAACAACGGAGGCGCGCTCAACCATCACGCCCTCGGCAGATAATGGGTTTCAATCGTCGCCAGGGTATCCTGCCTGGACATCGACCGCTGGTCAGCGAGATCGAGAGCGTGTGCCCGAGCTTGCCGCAGCACGCCCTCAACGCGCAGCCAGACGAAGTGCGGCGTCATCGGCGACATCTTGACCACCGACCCGGCCATGCTCTCCAGGCTATCCCGAATGCCAAGCCACTCAGGTTTGCCCTGCTGGTAGTGGATTAGCTGCCCCGCACATCCAGCCGCTTGGGTGAGGTGGCCGACCAGATCAGCACACGTCGGGCCGTTGGCTACCTTCGCCATGGCCGCGCACTTGTCAGCCGCCAGGGCGAGGTTATGCGACAGCCGGTCGATGCAGGCGTGTTCGTCGGCGTAGATCATTGGTTCGGGCTGACTCCGAGCATCATGTTGAGAGCGGTGTTGCCGGCGCCGACCTGGGTTCCGGCGAGCGTCTGCGCCGCCTGCGGCACCACCTGGGCAGCGTGCGAAAGCATCTGCATCTTGGCAGCGGCCTGCTGCTGCTTTGCGGCTTGCAGGCGGATAGCCTTGACCTGCTCTGGACCGCGGAGAATTTTCTGCGGGTTGCCGAGCAGATCGGAGAACTCTCGCAAGAAGGCGTCGGTGTCGACGAGGTCTTTAACCTCGGGATACACGGCGGCCATGTTGCCAACGATGCCGATGAACCGCTCCAGGCCACCAGTCGCCGCCGCCTTCTGAGCGAGGGCGAGCATTGACACGAACTCGATGTCAAGCGGGACGCCATGCAATGACGGTGGCGGCGGGTCTATCATGCCCTTGCGGGTCATGATGCTATACATGCGCTTGAGCTTCGGCTTGAGGCTCTCGGAGAGCATGCCCTCGATCACCGGGCCGAGCACTTGCAGTTTTTCCTGCATGCGCTGCCCGACCTCATAGGCCGTCATCTTCGCGCCCGCGGCCTGCTCCAACATCAGGAACAGATCGTTAAACAGGCCCTTTTGAATTCTCAACTGCGTCTGCTGGATTAGCGCCGCCAGCCCATTGATGTCAGGATTAACCTCATAGATCGGCCGCATGCCGGTGCCTGGGCCGAGTTGGTCGACATAGGTCACATGGCCTGGCAGGATGCTCGACGGCTGGTTCTTGAGCCGCATGTCGGCGACCAGAGGCGGGCGAACTTGCTTTTCGATAGCCTCGGCAAGACGGCGCGTCAACACCTGGAGCTGGATCACATCAGGCAGCACATCCATACCAGGGGAGCGGCCGTAGGGATCGTTGCTCAGAGTAGACCAGCGCGGCACGGTGAAGGGGCACTCGTGGAATCCACGAACGCTTAACGGCTTGGTGGTATCTGCACCGTACAGCCAGTAGACCTCCCGCCAGGTATATTTGCCGGGCAGGCGCGTGCTTTCACCGCAATCAAAGTTGGGTTCGATACAGTGGCAAACCGTGTGCTCCATATCGAGAGCACCGCCCTTTTGCGACCACTGCTTTTGCACGGACGGGGAGCAGTTCTCCAGGCCGAAGAAATCCACGATCTGGCTGACTGTAAACACAAACGACCGATAGATAGCATCAATGCGTTCTGTCGCCGAGGACGCAAGGTAATATTCCCCAACAGCCGGCGTATAGACGCGGATGATGTCGGTCTCGTCCTCATATATGATATTCGGCGCCGTGCCAAACACCACAAGGTCTTCGCATTCCTGCGCGAACTTGTTGTAGAAGTTGGACGTAGCCGCGACCGTATACATCCTGGTCTCGGTTTCATCCAGCCAAGCGCGGCCAGCGGCATCAGGCTCAAAGTTTTTGAGCGCCGGCACCATCTTAAACCAAGGGCGCGACGGGCTGGCGAGGCCTGACATGAGGCCGCCGGAGCAGGTGCGCACGGCGTAGGTGGCGGTCGGGTCAACAATGGATGTGTTGATATTCCGGCCGCGAGTCATGCTGTTCGGGTTCGGCATACCGCCAGACGACTGCGTCAGCCAGGTCGACCGGCGCGGCATGATGTACTGGCTAAGGTCGCACCAGTTTTGCATCCACCAGCTATTGCGCCAATTGCGCAGGCTCGCGAGGCGCTGCTCAAGGTGAGAGCGGAGGCGCTGCCACCCAGGCGCGGCCTTGTCCGATCCCTCAGAGACCTTTGCCGGCTGTAGCGCCAAGAGCGCCGGCCCGCTGCTTTCGTAAGCAACAGGCTTCGCCTCCTTGCGGGCAGCCTCCGGCTTATCCTGCGGAGGCACTGGCTTTTTAAGCGCCGACGATGCGAGAGGCATTAGACGACCGCCGTCTGTCCGAGCAGAGTCGTGGGGGCGGTGCTAGGCGGCGTCGTCAGCCCTCGCGGGCCGGAGGCTCCGACCGTACCCGACTGCGTCGAAGCAGCGGCAGCGGCAGCAGCCTGACGATTACCAGCAGCGGCGGGAGACGAGGTCGCGGAGGCAAGCGTAGCCGGCGTGGCGGGCGGAGGCGGGGGAGGGGCGGCCGGAGGCGTTGGAATAGACGGCGACGAGAACATGGCGCCCATTATTACCTCCGAGCATAGGGGTCGTATTCGACCTGGTGGCCGCCAATGTGAGAGCGGGCGAGGGGGTCGTAATCGACAGTGTGGCGACCAGCGCGAGAACGCTGCTGTGGGGAAACTGGGAATGCGAATGTGATGGCGAGGGCGTCGGCCAGATCAGGCGAGCGCATGCCACGCGCCTTGATCTCGTCCTTGCTTTCCAGCACCATTCGGTTGCTGCCGTCGTATCGGTATGTCGGGACGGCTAAGTCGGTCTTGAGTTCTGGGTTGTTCGGGAGCAGACCCTCGGACTTAATCCACTGGGCCATTGTATCCCACATTTCACTGCGCTTGTTGCTGTAGCGCGGATTTGTAGGCCTTCCACCGAAATTGACCTCGATTACCTGGTGCCCGAGTTGGCGCAGTCTGTCGATAACGCCCTCACCTCTTCCGGCGTCGACGAATACGGCATCCGGCTGCCATTCAGTGATGACTGCGGCCACGCGGCCAACCACTTCCATGTTGTCGAGACCTTTGAGAACGGTTGGCTCAAAGGCGATAAAACCCTGGCGCTTGAGGATGACGCTGCGGTCTCCTCCGAATCGAGCGACATCGACACCCACCACTTTTGCCATTCCGGCCGCGGCCTGGGGATGCGCCGCGCGTCGACAGGCATCCGAGATCACGTCGATAGGGATCAGCGTGTTGTCAGCGGAGGCGTTGAAGTCGCACAGAAACTCTTGGCGGAACGCCGCATCCGGCATCATGGCCCGCGCCTGGGCAAGCGTGTCTGAGTTTAGCCAGGGCAGTTGCGTTTCGTCGGCCCGGTACATCCCAGCCCACCAGCCTGGCTGACTCTGGGCC